AGCAAGCGGAAATGTCCGACGCTGAGATCGAGCAACGCATCAAAGACAAGTTGAATAAGTTCATGCAAGTCGTAGACGTTATTGACGTTTCAGCCAAAGAAGAATCCGATGGATCTTGAAAAGTTTACTTCTATAAGCGCGCGGGAAATTGAGGCCATTAAGCTGGCACTCCCAACGCTGACGACTAAAGAGAAGATCGAACTGCTCGAAGATTTGGACGTGCGCGAGAAACGCGCAACACTGGCTGCAGCTAAAACAAACATGCTTGGGTTTGCCCAAGCGGTATACCCCGGGTTTAAGATTGGGCCACACCACAGAAAACTGGCTAAAATCTTTACGGATGTGATTGAGGGCAAAAAGAAGCGCGTCATCATCAACATCGCGCCTCGGATGGGTAAGTCCGAGTTCAGCTCTTATTTGTTCCCGGCCTACTTCTTGGGTAAGTATCCTGAGAAGAAGATCATCATGGGAACCCATACGGCCAGCTTGTCGGAAGACTTTGGTCGTCGCATTCGTAACTTGATCGACTCGGAGGAGTACCGTGAAATATTCCCTAACACACTTGTTGCTGACGACCAGAAAGCTGCTGGGAAGTGGTCCACCGCCGCGGGTGGACAGTACTACGCCGCTGGCGTTGGCGGCGCTTTGGCAGGCCGGGGTGCCGATCTTTTCGTCATTGATGATCCGCATTCAGAACAAGATGTCAAAATAAATAGTCACTTGGCGTTCGATACGGCGTGGTCTTGGTTCCAGACCGGCCCACAGCAGCGCTTGATGCCGGGCGGTGCGATCATTGTCATCATGACGCGCTGGAGTAAGCTTGACCTAACAGGTCGGCTGATCGACTACCAGACCAAGAACCCGGAAGCTGACCAGTGGGAGATCGTGGAGCTGCCAGCGATCTTGAACGAAGACACGGACAATGAGAAGTCGCTCTGGCCCGAGCAGTGGCCGCTCGAGCAACTCAAAGCCAAGAAGGCCAACATGGAGCCTCAGTACTGGAACGCCCAGTACATGCAAAATCCCATATCCAACGCGGCGGCGATCATTAGCCGTAAGCTGTGGAGAATCTGGCCCGAGGATGACCCGCCAGTGTGTGACTACGTCATCCAGTCTTGGGATACGGCGTTTGAGACTAAGACGCACTCCGACTATTCGGCGTGCACAACTTGGGGCGTCTTCTACAACGAGGAAGAAAAGAACGTAGCGCAGATCATCTTGCTCGATGCGTTCAAAGACCGGATGGGGTTTCCTGAACTCAAGCGCATGGCGCTGAAACACTACAAGGCATGGGAGCCAGATGCGTTTATTATTGAAAAGAAAGCCGCGGGCGCTCCGCTCTTACAGGAGCTTCGTGCTATGGGCATCCCCGCGCAAGAGACAAATCCGAGTCGTGGAAACGATAAGATCGCTCGGGTTAATGCCATTGCCGACCTCTTTGCATCCGGAATGGTATGGGCACCAGACACACGCTGGGCCAAAGAAGTGATTGAAGAAGTTGCATCGTTCCCCAACGGCGAAAACGATGACTATGTGGATACGACATCTCAGGCCCTCATGCGCTTTAGGCAAGGCGGTTTTATTCAGTTAGACTCCGACGAGCGCGATGAGCCCGCTATCTTTCGCCGTCGCACACACGCATACTACTAAGGACACTCATGGCTACTAATTTTGACAAAGCGCTGTATCAGTCCCCGGCAACAATGGCGGCTGGCATGACTGAGGGCGAAGAACCCATCGACGTTCAGCTGGAAAGCGACGAAGAAGAGGGCGACGACACTAACGAAGAACCCGAAGAATCAGCGGAGTTCACGGCCAACTTGGCCGACGAGATTGATGAGTCGGTGCTTCAGTCTCTGGGCATGGAGCTCTCAAGCGACATTGACAACGATCGTCAGTCACGCAAAGAGTGGGAGAAGACCTACGTCATGGGTTTGAAACTCATGGGCTTGCAGTACGAAGAACGTACTGAGCCTTGGATGGGCGCGTCGGGTGTGTTCCACCCGATGATTACGGAAGCTGTTGTCAGGTTCCAGTCAGAAACAATTACGGAGATGTTCCCGGCCCAAGGGCCGGTGCGCACAACCATCTGGGGCAAAGAAACGCCTGAGAAGAAGCAAGCTGCGACGAACGTCGAAGAGGACATGAACTACGAGCTGGTTGAGAAGATGCCAGAGTTCCGCCCCGAGATGGAGCGCATGTTGTGGAGCTTGCCCGCTGCTGGATCGGCGTTCAAGAAGGTGTACAAGGATCCGAGTCTGGGACGCCAAGTGTCGATGTTTATTCCGGCAGAAGACGTGATCCTGCCCTACGGCACGACCGACCAACGCATGGCTCCCCGTGTGACGCACCAGATGCGCATGCACAAGAACGACATTTTGAAACTGATCGCCACTGGGTTCTACCGCGACGTAGACCTGCCTGACCCGAGCAAACAGTCTGACGAGATTCAAAAAGCCAAAGACCAAGAGACTGGGTTCAACGACATCAACGACGACCGCTACACCCTGTATGAGTCGCTCGTTGACTTGGATCTGGACGGCTACAACGATGTGGATGAGAACAACGACGAGACCGGCATCGCATTGCCCTACGTCGTCACGGTTATTAAAGGTACAGGCACAGTCCTGTCGGTTCGTCGTAACTGGAGAGAAAATGACCCGCTCAAGCTCAAGCGCCAACACTTTGTCCACTACCAGTACATACCCGGTTTCGGAGCTTACGGATTCGGTCTATTCCACCTCATCGGGGGTTTTGCTAAATCGGCAACCTCGATCATGCGCCAGCTTGTTGATGCCGGTACACTCTCAAACCTCCCCGGCGGTCTCAAGTCACGTGGGCTCCGGATCAAAGGTGACGATACCCCGATTGCTCCGGGCGAGTTCCGAGACGTAGACATTGGCTCTGGCGCACTGCGCGATAACATCCTGCCGCTGCCCTATAAGGAACCCAGCCAAGTTCTGTATACGCTACTTAATAACATCGTTGAAGAGGGCCGTCGATTTGCCGCTACTGCAGACATGCAGGTCAGCGACATGTCGAGCCAAGCCCCCGTGGGCACAACGCTCGCACTCTTGGAGCGCCAACTCAAAGTCATGACGGCTGTTCAAGCCCGTGTGCACTACGCGTTCAAGCAAGAGCTGCAGTTGTTGGCTGAGATCATCCGCGAGGACAGTCCAGACGAGTACCCGTTCGAGCCCGAAAAAGGTAGCCGTAAATCCAAGAAGTCTGACTTCTCGCACGTGGACATCATCCCCGTGTCGGATCCCAACGCCGCTACCATGTCTCAGCGCGTGGTGCAGTACCAAGCCGTCATCCAGATGGCGCAGATGTCTCCCGACATCTACAACTTGCCCGAACTCCACCGCCGGATGCTCGAGGTGCTTGGCATCAAGAACCCCGACAAACTTGTTCCTCTACCGGACGAACACAAACCGACCGACCCAATTTCGGAAAATGTGAATGCGCTCAACGGTGTGCCGCTCAAAGCGTTCCAGTTCCAAGACCATCAGTCGCACATCCAGACCCACATGGCTGCGATGCAAGATCCCCAGATCCAGCAGATGGTCGGCCAAAACCCCAAGGCTCCGATGATTATGGCCGCGATGCAAGCGCACATTGCTGAACACGTTGGGTTCGAGTATCGCCGTCAGGTGGAGGCTCAACTGGGTATGGCGCTGCCAGCACAGAACGAACCCCTGCCAGCACAGGCCGAGCAAGCCATCGCCGGACTCATGGCCCAAGCCGCGCAACGTGTGCTGCAACAGCACCAGCAAGAAGCCGCTCAGCAGCAAGCCCAACAAGCTCAGCAAGATCCGCTCATCCAGATGCAGCAGCAAGAGCTGCAGATTCGCCAGCAAGAAGTCCAGATCAAGGCCCAAGAGGTGCAGATCAAAGCTTCACAGGCGCAGGCTCAAGCCGCCATCGAGCAGGCCAAACTTCAAAACAGCGCCCAGATGCACGCACAGAAACTGGCGCTGGAGAAGGAAAAGATTGGCGGCAACTTCCAGCTTGGCGCGATGAAAGTGGGTGTGGACGTTCAAAAGGCCAAACACCAAGAGGCAAGCTCTGCGCAGCAACTGGGTCTCAGAACTGGGGTGGAAATCGCCAAGCACAAGCAAGAGCAAAGAGCTTCCCAGCGCGGCCAGATGATGGACGTGGCTAAGGAAATGATGAAAGCCCAAGTGCAATCTAAATCCAAAGGTAAAGAATGATTCACGAATTCGCACGCGTATTGCGCGACCAAATACGCAAAGACTTAAACAACTACGCTGACGACTTAGCCAGTGGTCAGTGCCGTACTTTTGACGAGTACCAAAAACTCTGTGGGGTTATTCAGGGTCTTGCCCTTGCAGAGCGTTACATCATAGACCTTGCAGAGAAAGTAGAGAAATCAGATGAGTGATCTTATTTTGCCTCCGGGCTTGGCTTTGCCACCCATCATCCAACCAACGGAACAGCCCGAACCGGATGCGACTCCTGAAGAAAAAGGCACTCTGCTGCCCGAACCTTCGGGGTACAAGCTGCTCTGCGCCGTGCCAGACGTGTCTGACAAGATCGCAGGAACCGAGTTGGATTTGGTTAAACCTTCTGACTTGATCCGTCAAGAAGAGCACTCGACTACCGTCTTGTTCGTGCTGAAAACGGGCGTAGACGCATACAAAGATACCACCAAGTTTCCTAACGGAGCATGGTGCAAGGCTGGAGATTTTGTGATCGTGCGGGCTTACGCCGGTACGCGTTTCAAGATTTACGGCAAAGAGTTCCGCCTCATCAACGACGACCAAGTCGAAGCTGTGGTGGATGATCCCCGCGGAATTACCCGCGCATATTAAGGAGCTGCTATGGCAGGAGAATTTAAATTCCCAGACGAGTTGGAGGCGGAAAATAAAAACGCCGAAGACAACGATGAGCTTGAGATTGAGCTAATTGACGATACCCCCGAAGCGGACAGAGGGCGTAAACCCCTTGACCGTGAAGTGGCGGATCCTACCGACGATGAAATCGAGAACTACTCGGACAACGTCAAGAAACGTATTAAAGAGCTGACGCATGCGCGTCACGATGAGCGTCGCCGTGCCGACCAGATTGCTCGCGAACGCGAAGAGCTGGAACGTGTTGCACAACAACTCATCAACGAGAATAAACAGCTCAAGCACTACGTTAACAACGGCTCAAAAGAATACGCCTCCACGCTGAAGACTTCTGCAGAGCAGTCGCTTGAAATGGCCCGGCGTAACTTGAAGGCTGCACAAGAGTCTTTCGATACGGACGCCATCATTGCAGCTCAGGAAGCCCTGACAGACGCCAAAATGCGTTTGGCCGCTGCAAATAATTTCAGGCCAGCCTCTTTACAAGTTGACCAAACTCCTGTACAACCTCGTACTCAAGCACCTCAACAAGTGCAACCGGACGAAAAATCCCTGCGCTGGCAGGCAAGAAACCAGTGGTTCGGTGCACCGGGGTTCGAAGAAATTACCAGCTACGCACTAGGGCTGCATTCAAAACTAGTAAACTCCGGGTTAGACCCGC